TATTAATTATATTTATATTTTTTAAATCAATTTTATATATTTCTTATGTTTTAGTCATGTATATTATCTTGAGAAAAAATATAAAAAATAATTAAAGGTGCGGTTTTAAATCTTCAAGGGTGTAAATGAGGATAGAGTGTGAGTAGAGTGTATTTGCTTTCCTCTTGTTTTTTTATCATTTTGCACAAGCTTAGAATGTGAACTTCAATTTCAAATATTTCAAATGTTTCAAATGTTTCACACAGTATCTATTCTAACTAAAATGCAGGATATCCAGTAATCCCTCGACCGATAATAAGACCATGAATATCGCTTGTCCCTTCATACGTATTCACCGCTTCCAAGTTCAACATGTGTCTTATAACGTGGTATTCATCCGATATTCCATTCCCACCTAACATATCTCTCGCATTCCTGGCAATTTGCAATGCCTTTTGGCAGTTGTTTTTTTTAATGATTGATATGTTTTCAGGTATCAGTATATCTTCATCAAGCAGTCGACCGATGCGAAGATTAGCCTGCATACCCAATGTAATATCTGTTATCATATCCGTCAATTTCATTTGAATAATTTGATTTGCAACCAAAGGTTTGTTAAACTGTTTCCTCTCTAAACAATAATTTCTTGCTCTGACATAACAGTCCTCTGCAGCACCCAATGCACCCCAGGCAATTCCATATCTTGCATTGTTTAAACAAGTGAAAGGACCTTTCAAACCCTTCACAAAGGGCAACATATTTTCCTTGGGTACCTTTACATTGTCCATGAAAATCATACCAGTAATAGAAGCACGGAGAGAAAACTTCCCTTCAATTTTTGGAGCGCTTAACCCTTCCATACCTTTTTCCAAAATAAACCCTTTGATTTCATTTTCCTCATTCTTTGCCCAAACAATAAACACATCCGCAATTGGCGAATTGGTAATCCAATTTTTGCTACCATTCAAAATAAAATGGTCTCCAGATTGTACTGCTTTTGAACTCATGTTCGATGGGTCACTACCATGGTCCGGTTCCGTAAGACCAAAGCACCCAATCAAGTCTCCCTTGGCCAACTTAGGAAGAAAACGGTCCTTTTGCTCGGATGAACCAAATTTATAAATGGGTAGCATCACTAGGGAGGATTGAACACTCGCTGCACTTCGATAACCACTATCAACTCTCTCTATTTCGCGCATGATTAATCCATAGGATACATAATTTACACCGGAACATCCGTAATCTTTGATAGTAGGACCTAACAATCCGACCGCACCCAAGGATTTCATGATATTTTTATCAAAGGTTTCGTTTCTGAAAGATTTTTGCACACATGGTTGTAAAATGTTTTGCGCAAAATCAATCGCCATATCACGTATCATTTTTTCATCGATGGTTAGTTGTTTGTCAAAGAGAAACGGGTCTATATGATTGAATGTTTGCAACGAAAACAATCTCGCACCAATGTTCTTCTTGTTCAAATTACAACCGGTACTTTTATTCAAGATTCTGAACATGTGTATTTGTATTTGTTGTGTCAAAGCTTTTATATCATTTTTTAAATTTAAAGTGATATTGTTTTATAAACTCTATGCTTTACGTTCCACATCATAAATCAATTGCCTACATTGAAATGACAACGTCGAATATTTTTCAATATCGCGGATATTCGGTCGATTTATGTTTCGGGGAGGGAAATATCCGATTGGGATTTTCCGAGATTCTCAGCGATGCACGTTATGTAGCGGTTATGCAACAGAAGGACTTTCGGGTGCAGTATGACCTCCAGGGTATTTACAAAGTGATGCTGGCGACATTTTCGGAGAACGACTTCAATTACGGTGTGGATATCAGTATTCTCTCTGGCTTTATGAAATTGCACTTTCATGCCTTGGTCAGTGGGTTCTTGAATGTTCAGTTTGAGGTCATGTTAAAAGAGACAGTCCTTGTAACTGAAGCGTCGCAGTCCAGTAGAATACAGAAGGCAATAAGAGAGTTTGATGAGAACAACCTCACCAAGGAATCGTTGCTGAAGCAGTTAGCCGAGAAGGTCTTTTCCAATGCACAACATATCATGACCCTCAATGAGATGTTGGCACAGCAACGCACCAAATTATTGGAAATGGAGCACACAGTTGCGCAACAAAACCACACCATACAGCACTTGAATACTGTCAACAAAGAGATGCAGGATATATTGTCTGAATTCGAGGTGCAAAGTAGATTGGATAGATAAGCTGCCTACGTTGGAGAAAAGAATTTGCCAAGGGAATAAATTGATGCGTTTGACATTGTAAACGAATAAATTTAGGGAAATATTTGTAATTATGTTTTTTTTATTTATTTATAAATGCTATGCTTTTCACATGTCATCATAATTCAATTGCCGTACAAAGAATTAACATATCTGAAAACAACTTAAAGCCAAATTCTTCCCCCCCCCCAAATACTAACATGAGCAAACCTTATACGTATACGGGCTCCTACTTCTTGACTGCACGAAAACCAATCACCAAAGGTGACATGGTGGAATTGTGCAAAGATTTGAACAAACAATATGAAGCAACTGGAATTACATTTCAACCAGAATCAATTTCGGAAGGAGGTATTCAATATAATCTCCCTAGTACTTTTAAACGCGCGTACAAATCCATACGCATGTATTTCAACAAGCCGACTATTAAACGCAGAAGTCAGTTTATTCCATTTGAAAAAAGTTCTTTGTCCACTTATCGCGTTTCAAAAAAGCACTTGCAGAAATTAGGCTTATTGCAATTGGCACAGAAACACTATCTTGTGATGCCCGACATTTCTCATAATGACCCAAATTTTCTATTTCACTTGAGCAAGTGTCATAGTGTTAACAGTCCTCCTTTTGACTGGCCTGCCGTTCATCCGAACGTCATGAAAGAGTGGGAAAATAACCCCGAAGTTATTTTGGAGGCAGGTCTCTCTATTCAGACATATTTGAAGGCATTTCATGGAGCACCAGTGTTTACACAAAGCGAACTTCAATTGTTTGGAGACTGCACCGCCAAAATTGGATTGGTCATTGATTCAAAAGTGCCAAAAGACAAAGACTTGAGTTGTTCTAGGGATAGCCCACTTGGAAAATATTGATGCGTTTGAAATTGTAAACGAATAAATTTAGGAAAAACTACAAAAAACAAAAAACAAAAACCAAAAACCATAATCCCCAGTCCGTTTTATTGAAGTAACTTCTTCGAAAAAACCAGCCCAATTTCGCTGTCCTTATAGCGAACATCGACATAAAAGGGTAGTCCATTGAGTCCATGACTTAGTGTGTCGATTATATCCAGTTTGTTGTTTGATAATAGTTGTACTATATTGTACCGTGAATCCAGCTTGCTGAACACATTGACATAGATACCTCGTCCATGTATGTATTTGATTCGACCGTCATATTGCAGTATTAGGTTCAACACATCAAAAGGTAAGAACATATTATATATTCTAGAGTGTATGATGATATCCTATATCGTCTATTCTTTTTCTCTCTTTATATAAAAATCAATTAGTTACACATTTTCCTTTCTTTTTGTCTAATGTCTAAACTCTTGATTTCTTGCAGTCTTTGCAATCGCTAAATAATCCAGGTACAAACGTTCCAGCCTTTATCAACCTGATATGTTTTCGATGAATGGGCCTCTTCACGGTAGACGTCTTTTTCCCTTTACGATACTTTGTAATGGACTTAAATCCTCTGCCCTTTTTGATTGTCACTTTACGCACTATTTTACCACCATGTTGCATGACGGTTTCAGTGTTTTCATAATTAAAATTGCTATCCATACCGATTTAATATAAAGAGAGAAAATAAATATATTCACTCAAAGTAATAGCATCGTCCCTTGCAAAATGAAATCATCTCACACATCGGAGTCATCTCACACATCGGAGTCATCTCACACATCGGAGTCACCTCATACATTTGTTCACTTATTCCACATTTTCATCGTTGGATTCCTATTTTTGTATGTGGGCATAAAGAGAGAAAACGTATATGGCCCAGTATTTCCATTTTTATTGGTTTTGGGGTTCGTGGTCATACTGTATCATTTGTATAAAATATACACATACTTGAGATTGGGGAAAGGAATTTGGGTAAACTTGATTCATGTCCTCATCGTTGGACCTTTGCTGATGTATATCGGCTATCATGGAGAGAAGACATCAAGAAAGTTCTTTGAAATTCTATTGATGCTAGGCTTTGCGTCGATTGGTTATCATTTGTACTACCTCTTTTAGGCATTACTTAGCAGGTTGTATGTCGCAATCGTCTGTCTTTATCCGCATTCTTTTTGAACCCATTGTTTGGTAACAACGGCTTCAACACTTTCTAACGCTCCTTCGACCCAGCCTTGATATCTACTCACCGCTTCCCCCACCACCAACATGCCCTTTTCAGGATGTTGTGCACGATGCACAAAGCTGTTCCGGTTGCGGAATGATGTAGACAATGGTGCATAATAATGTGTTCCAATTGGCCAATAGTAATCCTTTAGAGCAATGATTTTGAGAGTTCCTTCCGGCAATCCAAGTGCTGTTTCAATCAATCTACAGAATAGAGCGCGATTTACAGAGGTATTTTGCAAATTGTCTTTTAAGAAGAGAGCACTCTCGTTATCACTGTAAGCAATCATATAAACGCCTTTGCCCGCATCGATGGGTATTATTTTTTGGAGTGGTCCAGGAACAATGGTGTAATGGGGAACGTATTCTTTCATGGTTTGAGTGGAATGGTTATCAAATTTAGCATATAGGCGTAAGAAGGGTTGGCCATGAATCTCTTGATACAAACTGCTCCTATCCGAAGCTCCAGGAACAAGCTTTTTGATACCCGAGATTGTAGTGGCTACAATGACACGATTGCAATGATACACTTTTTTATTCGTCGTTTTTATCTCAAACAAACATGGACTGGTTTGGACCTGATTGATCTCAGTAACATCCGATGAAAATTTGAAATGGGCTTTGCCGATTGTTTGATACAATTTTTCCACCATTTTCTTCCAAGGAACATGCAAGCCAGTCCATCCGCCTTTGTTGTCATCCATTCCATAGTTATACAATGTTTCATATACGTCCGCATTTTCGTAGTCCGTATACCCTGCACTAACGACAAATTGGGTGTATAAATCTTTGCCTAGGACCTTCAGGGAAAACTCTTTGAATGTTTTGTCGTGTAACTCAGGATGTTTTTTATATTCTATTTTCAATCTGTCAACTATTCTATCAATATCCACAGGTCTGAACGTGTTGGAATACTTCATAATAGACTGGAACTCAGAGTAACGTATATTCAACTTTCGCATTAATTGAATTAAAAGAGGGTTGGTATCTTTCCTTCCAATACCGGCACCGGTGACTATTTCCGTTCCATAGAAAGTATCATTGCTTGTTCTTCCACCAATCCAATTTCTTTTATATTTTTCCAAAATCAAAAAAGAAGCAGAGGGACAAAGTTGCTTAATCTTATATGCGCTATACAATCCTGCCATACCACTTCCTATAATAACGATATCAACATAATCCATTCTTTTACTAGTTTGATATTATATAGTTTGATATATTATTTTTTTTTAAAGCAGTGCATGCGTTAAAACAAAATAAACTATTATTCATTTATTTCAAGCTAATCGTGTACAAATTGGCGACAATTTTGATAATCAACGAAATGTACATATAGGTAGACAGGCTAAGGTCACAGTTTCCTTGAGGATAGACGGTACCCCAGAACACGATTCCCCCCAAGATGTTCCATGTCAAACAGAACAGCGCATTGGCCAGTCCAACCAGTCGAATGCACCAAATTGTGAACACGGTGATTTCTTTGACGAAAATCAGCACCAAGATGCAGGCCACCACCCATAGCCCCATGAAACCAGAGACCATCAAATAGTTTTTCAGCGAAAGATAGAGTCCCTTGGGGGTGTCGTTGACGCATGTGGAGTCCGCAAACGCAAAGTACAAATCCGACAGCACAATGGGAGCATTGAATAACACCATGATAAGTGCACACACTTTGAAGGCTACGAAGATGACATCTTTTTCTTGTTCCCCGGGCTTTTTCTTCAAGATGCTTTTCAAAGGAATCTCTAATTCCTCCGCTTCCATAAGAGCAATACTCGTGAGCCTTTGGGATTCCCTTTCTTCAGGAGCAATGGAGGAGTCCTCGTCGGAGTGAATTGGATTTAGCATGATATGATGAGGAGTAAGATGTACGTTGCACCATTTACGCAGTATCTATCTCAATTTTTTTTGTTATCCCAGATGATGATGATGATGATGATGCAAGTACAATCCGGAAAAGACGTTTGTACTTTTTCACACCATCCAACGTGTATCCATCCGCAGCACGCACCGGTTCCATTTTATAGCCATACACATGCAGAATTTGCCGCACCAGATTGAGTAGCGGCCATCGCTGGCATTTCTCGGCATTGGCTTGTAAACTGGTCATGAAGGAGGAACTATAACTGCGTTTCAATGCAGGAATATATTGTTTGGCTTCATCGTATTTCTCATCGGAGAGAAAGGGGTCACGTGGAATAAGCAGTCCATTTAGTTCCAAAGTATGGATGCCTACAATGGTGAGAATAGATTGGGTTGCAGTGTCTAAAGTTGCAGTGTCTAAAGTCATAATGTTTCGTTATTTATAAAAAAAAGTATTTTAATTCTTTATTTTTTTATAAACAAATCAACGCTTTTTCTTCAATTTATAGGCCAATACCCATTTGTCGAAGCTTTGCGGAACCCATTTGCAGATAGGAACGACGAAGCCACCTTTGTAGTCCTTGGGGTCGAACACGGTGGTGGGGGCCAATTTATGGCATAAGAATCCGCAAATAGGAGTAAAGGATGCCGGGATATTACTCGAACCCATCTTGCTATTTGGTCTGCAAAGGTAAACACGATTGTGCCATGTGTTGGGTTGTTTTTTGTTTCGGTCGTTTTCATCTTCGTTGCAATCAGGGAACATGAGAGCAACTTCTGTTAAGCAAGACATTTAAGAATACAAATAGGTAAAGGGCAATATTTAAGTTAAGATATGACCAACACATATACAAAATCGTTCTTTTCGTTCTTTTCGTTTTTTCGTTTTTTCTTTAAATATTGAACTCGGGGATGCTGTAATGCTCGCCAACCTTGACATACTTGGCAATGATTTTGGGGTTCACTTGGTTCTTGATGATGTCTGATGCCTCGTAGACGTTGTTGCACTTGTCAATGTAGTAGACGATGCCTTGAATATCTTGGGCCCACACTTCCACCTTGGTGGTGCTCATCTTCTGTTCATTGAGACTCTCTATGATACCATGAGGTGTGCCCTTCATGTGCGTCCCACAATATTCGCTGCCCTCTTTGCGTCGTCGCGTGCACTGTTCGTCGCTGGCTCGCTTGGCACAGCAGCGGTCATACATAGGAACAAAGTTTTTGACACGTTTGCGTTTTTGGAAATCTTCTTTGTTGAAGGACAAACGGTCGTAATCATAGATGTACTGGAGCAGCTGAGCGGATTTCATGTCGCAACTCAGACCAAGTTGGGTGGCTTTTTCACGAATCTCGTCTTTGAAGGTCGAGATGTAGGTCTCTACTTTCTTGTTCAAACGTTTTTCCATGATTGGGTGATAAATGGTCTTTAAATGGATATTTGTATAATATATTGTCTTATCTTTAAATCAATTTTTTATAGTGTATGGAAAAACTACTTAAAGAACGCGCATCAGATTTTCGGATAATCGTTCGGCAAAATCAATATACACAGAATGAGGAACAAATAGAAGAGCAAATAGACACCGTATGTCTCTTCCCCCACACCGTAAAAAGTAAGCACTTGAGTCAAACTATAAAAAACAATGACAGAAAGTCCTATCAATGTGATGGAATTCATTGGAATATATGCTATACACTAAGGATAGATATTTTTTAAGCAATCCCCAACCTCGCCTTGTTGGCAAAATGGTAGCTCAAGGGCCATTGTTGATTGTATTCCTTGACCACCAACATCGGGGTATTCTCACCCTCTATGAGTGCTAAATATACGGCATCATACGTTTGCGCCCATAGCCCATCATGGTCTGCATTCGCTGCCAGCAATTCTTGCTTCGTTTGGGATTGGTCGACAGAATCAATCAGAATATGCTTTGTTTGGCCTAAGAGAAGTGCAAACCGCACAACACCTTTTGTGTCCGGATTGGAGGATTGAGTCAAGGCATTCTCCAAGGTGGTAAAATAATAATAGGGACCCAACAAGGCGGACTTGGTTTGGGCACTCTCTCCAAACATGCAGGTGAACTTCAATTTGCTCTCGGTTGGCTTGCCGACGAACCCCACCACCGGCACTTCGTACGGGACGTTTTTCTCGTCGTAGAGAAACAAGAGCGAGTCGTTCTGCACAAAAAAATCGGTTACGCCGATGGCAATCGGTATGCCACAAACATGACGATGATTCAGTATCTCATCCATCAACGCAAACTTGACATTGCTCATGACATAAATGTCGTCTACATGGTTCAGACCACACTCCGTGACGTCGAAGAACAAGTACAGATTCTTGTGTGACTCATAGAATCCGTCGAATTTTACCTTGCTGAAAAAGTGTTCGAACTCGGGTTCCGACAGCAGTCCGGATAAATAGACCATCGCATACGAAAGCAAACTGTCAGACTCAAAATTGGTGAACAGGGTCAGTTTCGGGAAATGCAGCTCTTCCAGGTCTTGATTGGCCATCAAGTATTGGAGGAAAGGGTACCGTGCACTCGTGTTCACGTAGTAGCTACATAGAAAGATGTTGTCGAAGCTGAAACAGTCAACGGTGGCTAGCTCCTTCTCCAACATGTGTTTCACAATATAATCATAATAAACTGGTTTCACAGGTGCATATAGTTCTTGCTCTTGGTTCAAGTCTCGTTGCTCTTCTGTATTCATGTTTGCTTTTATTATGATTATAGTACAAAGTTTGTGTTTAAATTTCTTTCTTTATTTATTAGTTTCCACCTTGCGTTTGATGGTTTCTTTAACCTGCTCTTCGCGGCTGTCCATGACATGCTTGGCAATGTCCTCCGCCATATGCGGGTCACTCTTGTAATAGGACTGCAATGCTTGAAGCAAGGTTTTACCGTTGATGGGTTTCTTCACCTTGCTCTTCTTGTAGACGAGGGCACCGCCGTTGATGTCGAAACAATCGATGCTGTTGCTCTTCATGACAGTCACCAGACTCTCAGTCAGTGTTTTCTTCTTGGCATTTCTCTCTTTGATTTCCGTCTTAAACTGTGCAATTTCGGTATCAATCTTTATCCATTCCTTGATATTGTTTACCAGTTGTTCTTTTGCGTCCATGGCCATAATACATTCTACAAACATTTAATATTTATATCCCTTTCGTACTAAATGCTAAAGCTTTAAGCCAAAGACTTGGCCTTCTTCGCTTGCGCATTGGCCTCCTTCTCTTGTGCCTTGGCCAGCAACTTCGCTTCCTTCTCTTGTGCCTTGGCCAGCAACTTCGCTTCCTTCTCTTGTGCCTTGGCCAGCAACTTTGCCTCCTTCGCTTGAGTCTTTGCCAACAACAACGATGCTTTTACTTTTGCTTTGGCGTCTTCTTTGTATTTCTTCAACATCATTTTCTTGTGAACGGCGCAATAATATTTGGCATCCATTTGAATGCCCGTAAAGTACCCCGAACACAGAGTGGTAGAAAAGACAGCATTGCAGGCACACATCGGTTGGTTGGTCTCGGACAAAGGAAGCGCGGGGTCAAACGTCGGAGAGGGCACCTGATAGGCACATTTTCCATACGGACCACCTTTGATAGTGGCATCATAGAAGTTGACTCCATTTATCTTGGGCAATCCCAGCTCATCGTGATAAGGCAGCATCGTAGTCTGCTTCTTGCGACAATAAGGGCAACGAATTTCGTTCATCGCTAGTTTGCTGGAGGTGCCTTCCATCAAGTTGAACATGGATTTATGGTTTTGCACATCAAAGAACAAGGGTTGGTAATTGAACTTGTGACCACATTCCAGTTGCACATAATGTTCAGACAACAGAGTGTTGGTAATCAAGCATCGATTGGAGTCGTCGTTGTCTGCATCCTCTGCATCCAATGACTTGTACAATTCGTCGAAGAAGTTGATATTCCCTTCAATAACATATTTGGACATGTTTGTTCTTTTCTCTCTTTGTTTCTATTTTATATGTTTATATCTTTATATTTTTTATATGTAATTGATATATAATGTCACCACCTGAAGTTTGGGGTCCAGCGATATGGACATTGTTTCACGCACTCGCAGAGAAGGTGCATTCCAAGGCGTATCCCTTGGTCCGCAATTCCTTGTTTGCCACCATCGTGCAAATTTGTAAAGTGCTTCCTTGCCCAGATTGTTCGAGAGACGCCAGTCAGTTTTTAGCGAAATTGCGTGTTACTGATTACAAGACGAAGCTAGAATTCAAAAACATGTTGTATATATTTCATAACTGGGTAAATGCTAAGAAGAGGAAACCCTTGTTCAATTATGCCCATATGCAGAAATACAGCAACGCCAATTTGCAGTATGTGGTGAAGAATTTTATCTCCAAATACAATACAAAAGGGAACATGAAGCTGTTGACAGAGGCCTTTCAGAGAAGTTTTGTTCTGCGCAATTTCTTGGCATGGTTTCGAGGCAACAGTGCTGCCTTCATGCCAGAAATTCCC